CGTCTGGGTGGAAAACAGCCCGATGCTTGTGGGAAGAGGACTTGGACTGGTCCTGCTTGACCTTGCCGCGATGGGGTTCTCTGCACGATGGGGAGTTGTGGGAGCGTGCGACGCCGGGGCTCCGCACAAGCGGGAACGGATCTGGATTTTGGCCGACTCCGAACGTACCGAACGGCGGCCGCCGAGTGCCGAAGGATGCGACGATCAAGGGCGGCAAGACGCCGACGGCCTACACGGCGGACGGGAAGAAATGCCAAGTGGGATTGGAACAGGCCGTGCAATGGTGGCCGACGCCGTGTGCCAGCGAGGCGGGGCCGGACTTTGCCAAGTTGAGCAGGAGCAAGACGGGAATAAGCCTGCAAACGGCGGTAGCGATGTGGCCGACTCCGAATCAAAGAGACTGGAAAGACAGCGGAGTATCCCAAGGCAGTCGGAAATCGCCAAATCTCGGAACGATGGCGGCACGCTATCCGACGCCAACAGTGAACGACAGCAAGAACAGCACGCTGCCACCCTCGCAAGTGAATCGCGACAGCATCACTGGTGCGTTGATGAGGGATGGCGAGAAGGCTGGTGGCTCTCTGAACCCGACGTGGGTCGAGTGGCTGATGGGGTGGCCGCTCGGGTGGACCGATTGCGCTGTATCGGCAACGGACAAGTTCCGGCAGTGGTTAGGCTTGCATGGGAAATCTTAACAAAGGAAGGGCGGGAGGAGTGAAATACTTTATCAAACAGATTACCGAATCGCCAGCGTTTCGCGTTTGGCTAAATTTGGGCGACAATATTTGGGCACCGTCGCTTCATTTGAATTTTCGATGGCGCGGGCGGTGTTATTGGTTCTGCCTGTTTTTCAATGGCTGGAAAATCGAAAAGAGGGCGTGACGTGAAAGAGCGACCGATCAGATTTAACAGCGATGATGAGGTGCGCGCCGTGCTGGACGGGAGAAAGACGATGACGAGGAGTCCGGTGGTGTGGCCGGCTTGGGCGCATGATGTTGAAGTTGATAATCACGGCGAGGTTTTCGGTTGCGACTGTGACGGCGACTGGCTACCGCTTTCGTGTCCCTACGGCGAGCCAGGAGACAGGCTGTGGGTGCGGGAGACCTGGCGCGAAGTCGGATCAACACAAATGTCCGATGGGTCAATCCCTGAATGGGGGCGCGTCGATGAGGTCGTTTATAAAGCAAGTGACACATGGCGTGGTCCGTGGCGTCCCTCAATCCACATGCCGCGCTGGGCCTGCCGGATCACGCTGGAGGTGGTCCGCGTGCGGGTGGAGCGGGTGCAGGATATAACGCCAGCTGACGCGATGGCGGAGGGAATCGAAACATTGAGCGGTATTCCCACCGTAAACGCCGTTGCGGATTTTGCCGCGTTATGGGATCTCGTTTACGCCAAGCGCGGCTACAGGTGGAACGTCAACCCGTGGGTTTGGGTGGTGGAATTCAAGGTCGTGGAGGTGAGGGAATGAAAGAGAAAATCGTGAAAATGCTAATCGAAGCATTACCCCACCCTGACAAACCGCAGACAGGAGAATAACAATGAACACGCACGACCTTAAAATCTGGCCGGAATACTTCGATCTCGTGACGCATAGGTCAAAGGAATTCGAGTTGCGTCGGGCTGACCGGCCATTCGCGCCTGGCGATCAACTCCGCCTCCGCGAATACGACCCAAAAACCTGCTCCTACACGGGCCGCGTGGCTCTGTCCCGGGTAACGTCTGTCCTGTCCGATCTCCCGGGGCTCCAACCAGGCTTCGTTGCGATGGGAGTGTTCTTTCTTCAAATGGAAACAAAGCACACTTCGCCTGTAGAGGAAATAGAAGAATGATGGTTCCGAGACCATATCAAGAGGAGGCGCTGGCCGCTCTCAACTTGCACCTCCGCGAAAAGGACACCAATCCAGTCGTCGTTATTCCAACTGGCGGCGGAAAGTCATTCATCATGGCGTGGGCGATTCACGGATGGAAGCAGGAATACCCTCCATTCCGCTGCATCATCCTGGCGCATCGCGAGGAGCTGGTCGCCCAAAATGCCGCCGAACTGATTGAGATATGGCCTGAAGGTGACATCGGGATATACTCCGCAGGCCTTGGCCGGCGAGATGATGAGCACTCCGTGATTTTCGCGTCCATCGACTCAGTTTACAAGAAATGGGGCTACTTCTCGCCGTGGGATCTGATTATGGTTGATGAGGCGCACCGTATTCCGTTATCGGGCGAAGGGAAGTATCGCGCCTTCATCAATGGATCGCGCATCTCGAACCCCAATCTCCGCGTGGTCGGCATGACGGCAACTCCGTTCCGCATGAATGGGCCAATCTGCCACAAAGACCACCTTCTGCACGAAGTCTGCTACGATGCGAATGTCGGCGATTTAATCTCGCAAGGGTTCCTGTGTCGGCTTCGGTCAAAGGTTGGCGATGTCCAGCCTGATCTTTCGGATGTCAAGCGAAACCACAATGGGGATTACATCGAGAAGAGCCTGGCGGCAGCGACCAACATCCCTGAAGTGGTCACCAAGGCAATTTCTTCGGCTGTCGGCCATATCATCAGGGAAAACCGGAAGTCAATCGTTTTCTTCTGCGTTGATGTGAACCACTGCAAGCAAGTCTCGATGGAGCTTCGGAAGTACCGGATCGACGCGCCTTGCGTGACGGCCAACACGCCAAAAGAGGAAAGGCGCCGGATCGCCCAGCAATTCAAGGATGGCCGACTTCACGCGATATGCAATGTGAACGTCTATACCGAGGGGTTCAATGCCAAGTGCGTCGATTGCATCGTGCTTTTGCGGCCAACCTTGTCGAAGGGGCTTTACGTCCAGATGGTGGGCCGTGGACTTCGCCTGCATCCGAGCAAGGTGGACTGTTTAATCCTTGACTATGCACACTGCATCGACGAGCATGGTCCGATTGACTGCATAGATGCCGGGGAAGTCAAAGTTTATGAGTGTGGTTCCTGTGGCGACATCTTTTCAAGGGCCGTTCGGGTCTGTCCGCATTGCGGCTGGTCCATTCCGATCCAGGAGATCGAGCGGGCCGAAGCGGAAGAGCGCGAGAAGCGGCTACACGAAGAAGAAGTTTCACAGCGCGAGATTCTTGGCCGACAACCCGAAGAGTGCAAGGTTGACGATGTTTCTGTGTTCAGGCACAAAAAGGATGGCGCACCAGATTCCATTCGAGTCGAGTATCGCTGCGGGCTGTCCGTGTTTCGGGAATGGGTCTGCCTTGACCATCCCGGCTATGCAAGGCAAAAGGCCATGAAGTGGTGGGCCGACAGATTTGGATGGGGCAAAGCGGCGGACATCACGGTTGACAAGGCGCTGGAGGACATGTTCTTGGGCCAGCAGTTGGCAAACATCACGGAGTCCATAACAGTAGTCAGGAACGGCAAGTACACAGAGATAATCAGCCACAAAATAATAGGAGCAACATGAGCGAGAAAATGATGATCTGCCCGAAGCACGCGACGTGCGAGAGAACATGCAAGGAGATTGGACTGCATTGCGGGCCACACACAAAAACCACCGGCTGTGAGCATGGCTCCAATTTCTGCCCTCCCTGCGTCCCGGTGAAGGTTAAAATCGTCATTGAAGGGGGAAAGAAGGACGCTGAGCCGCAGACGTGCCGGTGGACTAAGGACGATGGAACGTGGTTTTCCGGGTGCGCGGAGGCGTTCAATTTCGGCATAAGCGATGAGAGTCCATTGAAAAACGGCTTCAAATTCTGCCCGTTCTGCGGGCGCAAGATTGAGGAGGTTCTGTACTTGAAAACTCGTAAATGCTGTAATCCGTCAAAATGCGCTGCGCAAAGGAAGAAGCCGCCGAAAGCAATAGTAGCAACGATCAAACAACCAGAACGCCCGGCGGGGGAGGGGTTGAAGTGATAAAGCGCGAATGGCCGACAAAAATTACACCGGAAGAATGTAAGGAACGCCTCGCAATAGCGTGTTGCGCGCTGGACAAGATCGCACAATGGACAGAGGAGGATGATAATAAATTCGGAGACCCAGGACTTTTCGCTCGGGTAGCGATTGAAAAAGTTATGGCACCGAGTAAATATAATAAGACGCCAGGCGGGGGGAGAAAAGCGATGAACCTCACCGACCAGAAAAACGAAATCAAGTGTCCATTTTGCGGCTACACGAGCATTGAAGTAGATGGTGAAACCGGCATCCATGCGGTTGAGCTGTTCACCGTACCGAGCAAACAAGACGGGCTCACACTGTACGGCGTCAAATGCAACTGGTGCGGCGCGAATGGTCCGCTGTGCGATGGCGCCGGAATGGCGGTGGCTGCGTTCACCAAGTTTTCAAACACGAAAGCCACGCCATGACCACCTCCGCCCAAATCGCCACGCTTCCAACCGAATTTCGTGGTTGCCAATGGAACGAAAACTGGGAGTTCGACGCACCCGCCGTCGTCTATTACCCGCGTAATTTCCGACGCTACGGATATGGCGGCAACACCGGAGCGATTGACGAACTGGTGGACGAAATCTGCGAGGCGCTGGCGACCGGAGAGAAGCCGGGCGATGGCGGATTAAAAGCTGAATGTCAATGGCGCGGATGGGGGCTGCGGTTCGAAAAAAGAAGGAACGCCCGTCACGTCGTTTTGCATGTGCGATGGTACGAGGAAGGCGGAGAACTGCGCTGGGAAGTAACCAAGCGCACAGAAACATATGGATTGCCCAACCCAGCACCATGCGCCAATCCCGCCCGCGAGGCGGGGGAGACATTCCAGAACAAAACAGGGGAGAAAGAATGAGCAGCCTTGACATCATACTCGAATATGCGGCTCGCGGATGGCAGGTATTTCCATGCCATCCGGGCCAAAAAATAC